CTTGCCATGTATATGGATGGTTTGCCCAAAGAGTATCGCATCCCGCTCATTGCTCACAACCGAAATCAGCTTTCCCTCAAGAACCGAAGCCGTTTGTTTTATCAAGTCGCTGGGCTTAGAGCTAAAGGAAGTTTGGGTCGTGGCAAGGCTATTACATACCTACATGGAACAGAAACCAGCTCCTGGGGAGATGAAGAAGGACTAGCTTCCTTGCTAGCTTCTCTGGCTGAAACCAACCCAGATCGTATGTACATCTTTGAATCTACAGCTCGTGGCTTTAATATGTTTCACGATATGTATGTCACCGCTAAGCGGGCTAGAACCCAGCGGGCAATCTTTTGTGGCTGGTGGCGTAATGAGCTATATATGGCTGATCCTGATTCCCAGATATACAAGGTGTACTGGGATGGCAAGATGACGGGTGAGGAAAAAGAATGGGTGCGGGATATTAAAAAGCTCTATGACTTTGAAATCAATAGCCGTCAATTAGCCTGGTGGCGCTGGAAGATGAGTGAGGGTATAAAGGATGAAAGCCTGATGTATCAGGAGTTTCCGCCTACCGAGGACTATGCTTTTGTGATGACGGGAACTTCGTTCTTTTCTAATGCAAGGTGTACGGATGCTGTCAAATTACTTAAAAAGATTCATTGCGATTATTACCGCTATAGCTTTGGAGTTAATTTCCAGGATACGGAAGTTATTAAGTCCACAGAACGACTTGCTACTCTCAAAGTATGGGAAGAACCTGTTGATACTGCTTATTATGTTATTGGTGCTGACCCAGCTTATGGTAGCTCTGACTGGGCTGATCGGTTTTGTATTCAGGTCTTTCGTGTATATGCCGATGGTTTAGAACAAGTCGCTTGCTTTGCAACCTCAGAATTAAACACCTACCAGTTTGCTTGGATCATTGCCCACCTAGCTGGCGCATACAAAAACAGTACTTTGAACCTTGAAATCAATGGTCCAGGTCAGGCAGTCATTAATGAACTTAAGAATTTACGCAGACAAGCTGCTGCTATGGGTAGCGCATTAGGGAAAGACCTAATGGATGTGTACGCCAATATGCAAAACTACATTTGGCGCAGAAATGACACCCTTGGCGGTATGTCAAACAGCATTGGCTGGCTTACTACAAGCGCCACTAAAGAGCGGATGCTCACCTACATGAAAGACTTTTTTGAGCGTGGCATGATGGACATTTACGACATGGACACCATTGAGGAGATGAAAACCATTGTGCGTGATGGAGGATCTATTGAGGCTTCAGGTCGCAATAAGGATGATCGAGTAATTGCTGCTGCCTTGGCTACCGCTGCCTTTGCAGAGCAAGTCCAGCCAAGACTGATAGCCCAAAAGATTACTAAGAATGTATCTCGCACCCAAGATGAATTTACCCCAGAGCAGCTTACTGTAGGGCGTAATGTGTCTGATTACCTTAAAAGAATAGGGGTATACGGTCAATGAAACCTACATTACCTAAATCTGTGCTGCGTAGGGCTATCAAGCGCTTTTTGCTAGACAAAAATCGTGGAATTTCAATGGAATTGTTTGCAGAACTAGCTGGCTTGTCTAAAAGCCACATCAAAGATGTATTTTTGTATGAAACCGAGCCATTGACTGAATTTGTGCAGCGCAGAGTGTCCAAAGCCTATACAGAATGGACTAATGGTGATGTAGCTATCATGCAAAACCGAGATAAGACCAGATTTGTGCAATACCGTAAAGAATCAAAGCCAGTTATGGAGAAAAAGACTTCTTTGCAAGTAGTGAACGGAAAAATCTCTTTAAAAATTGGTATTGCGCCTAAATATGATTATTTAACACAAACACTTGACGAACAGCTTGAAAGGGGATAGAAATGGCGGTAGTAAATGATTACAAGTGTCCAAAACATGGGTATTTTGAAGCAAGAAAAGCCCAATGTCCGATGAAGGATTGTCATGAAGAAGTTATGGTCGTATTTTTGCAAGCTCCTAACTTGGTCGGTAGCAGAACCAAAGCAGCCGACAAGCAGCTCAAGCAACTTGCCATCGAGTTTGATATGTCCGATATCAAGTCCACCAGAGAAGGTGAAAACCAAGCGGGCTACCTCAAGCGCAAAAACAAGTTCACCGAAAAAGAATACGCAGATGCCGAAAAGTATGCCACCCGCAAAAAAGGCGTTGACAAAGACAAACTCAAGCCAGCGATCCCGCAAGTCCAGCAAGAAGCCCGCCCTGGTGATGCAGCGATCTGGGGTGGAGGATTCCAAGGAATGAATATGCAGTCGTTACTTGGTGGAATGATTAAACCGATCAGAGATGAAGCGGTGGGCTTGACACCAGGACAAGCTGGTATTAAAACAGGACCTACGACACTTCCTGGCGGTACAATGAGAGATCCAGACAACTTGCAGATCAAAAAATGAAAATCCCGTCAAATAATACTGAGCGAGAATATTTTTACTTAGACCTGATCCAAAAGTGTTTGGTATCAAAAGAAGAAAGGCGTGGTGACTACACCACCCAACGGGCATACTTTCTATTTGGCGCTGGACCTGAAGAACCTCCAGCGTACTTTAACAAAATCAACCCACACCTAGATCAGCTCACTAGCTTCCTGTACTCGGCTGAAACGACTAGATTCTCAATTAACCTGGGCGCTTCTGTGCCTCAAGGTGAACACAAAAAAGCACCAGTTCTTACTCAAGCCTTAAACGATGAGTGGCTAAATTCCAATGCAGACCAAGTATTTTCAAGCGCTTTGAATTGGTCGCTGGTGTACAACACTACCTTTGTTAAGCTGGTTTACAACAACGGTATTTACCCTTACATGATTGAGCCTTCTGCAATGGGTGTGCTGCGGGAGGATACGCCTTATACAGACAGGCAAGAAGCTATCGTTCAAACATACTACATTACGAAATCTGAGCTATATGCCCGTCTGTATTCCCATCCTAAGCGGGAAGATATTGTTGCTCGTGTAACGGCTGGCTATCGTGAGCAAGAATCCGATATTCCAGAAGCCGTCAACCGTATTGTGATGAGCCAGACCAATCCTACTATTTACGGCAACATCAACATGGAACTGTACGGTATGAACCGTTACAAAGCTAAGGTTGCCGAGGAAACGATTGAAATGAAAGAACTTTGGGTATGGAATGACGATACCCAAGACTATCAATGCGTGACTATGGCTGTTCCAGATGTGATTATTTACGACAGACCTGGCGCAAGTTTATTTTTGAAAGGCGAATTGCCGTTTGTGCAAATCTGCCCTAATCCACAGTATGACTACTATTGGGGAACATCAGAATGTCAAAAACTCATGTTATTGCAGCAGCTACGCAATCAGCGTATGACCGAGATTCTCGATCTATTGTCCAAACAAGTTACACCGCCTACCAGCTTAGTTGGTTTTACAGGCATTTTAGATGAGAAGAACTTTGCATTAAATAGACCAGGTGGTTTATTAGCTACGGATATGCCAAATGCTAAGGTTGAGCGTTTAGCTCCCAATATGCCCCCTGATTTATTTGAGGTTATTCATGAAATTGATGCGATGTTCTCTGAAGTATCTGGTATTAGCAATGTGCTTAGTGGTCGTGGTGAATCAGGTGTTAGAAGCCAAGGTCATGCCTCTCAACTCGCAAGGCTCGGATCGTCAAGGGCGAAAAAAAGGGCGTTGATTGTAGAGGACAGCCTAGAAAAGGTTGCAACCCTGTATCTCAAGCTCATGCAAGCCTACAGCGACACTCACTTTAAAGATGTTGACGATGTACCGTTTATTGCTGAACAATTTACTAAGGATTATGTTGTTAAAGTGGATGCACACTCTAACAGCCCTATTTTCCAAGAGGATTTACGCTCACTTGCATTTAATTTATTTAAAGCGCAAGCTATTGATAAAGAATCTTTGTTAGACTTGGTTGAACCACCAATGAAACAGTTAATTAAAGACAAACTGAAGAAGCGGGAAAAGGAGCAGGCTAATAAACCGCCACCTCCACCACCCCCTTCCTCTAAAGGAAAGAAAGAACCAGAGGTAGGCTAATGGCACAACAAAATGTAGCTCCAAAAGCAGATCAACCAAGAGTTAGTACGCAAACTCTCAAAAGTGGTGAAAGATCACCAAATTTAGAGTATCGTATTTCTGGTGTACAAAGTTTTAATCGTGGTCCGAAAGCTCGGACCTATGGTCGCACAATTAGGGGATAGCTTAACTTGGAGATCAACATGGCTCGCAAAAGTCGCAAAGGTCGTAAAAGCTGCAAATAAGTTTCTCACTCCTTCACACGAAAGAGAAAGGGTTGTGGCTTCCTTACCCCATAAATAGGTCGCTGCCTTCTTAATGGAGAAGATGATGCGTAAAGCTCGTAAAGGTCGTAAAGCTCGTAAGTAATCCGTAAGGATTGCTTTGGGTGACCAAACAAGTCCTACGGGGAGGAGGAAACTAAATAAACCTCCCCACTTGACAAGTGTTGTATTAAGATTACGATTAGCAGTAATTTAATAGGAAATGATTATGGGCGTACCCTCAGATCAACTGATGAAAATGATTCAAAGCCAGAAGGATTCAGCCACTCCTGGCGGTTTGCCTCCTGCTGCTGATGCTGCACAAACCATGTCTGATGCCTCTGCACCCCCAATGAGTTCACCGATGAGTACCCCTGAACCTAAGATGGGTAATCGTGAAGCAGCGATGATCAATATTTCAATGGCGATGGATTTGTTAGAACAATCTTTGCCAGCCCTCGGTAGTGAATCAGCAGAAGGACAAAAAGTCTTATCTGCTATTCGTGGCATGAGCGGAATCATTGGTCCTAAGAAAGCTAAGACTAGTGAGCTTCAGCCAGCAGAAATTTTACAAATGTTACAAACATTACCCCAAGCTGGTGGCGCTACGCCTGGCGGTGCAGCAATGTCACAAGCGCCAGCAATTCCTGGTATGTCATCAGGCGGTATGCCTCCTCCTCCAATGGGTGGTGGCGCTCCTGCTGGCTTACCTCCAACAACCCCCGCAATGTAAAAGGAAAGCATTATGGAACTCTTTAAACCTCGTGGTTCTGCAAGTCCTCGCAGACCTACAGACAATAATCAAAAAAATGGTCAAGTTATCAACACACCTCGCTATTCACAGTTTGGTGGACTTGATTCTTCTGGTAAAGCTGGCTACAAGAACATGATGTCTATGTCACAGCCTGGCGATACTAAAAAAGTTATCTAATAAGACAAGGGGATAGATTATGAGCTTAGAAGATATCAGTTTAGAACAACGGGATGAATTAGCGCTCTTGATGAAAGAGTTAGCTGAAAATCCCGCTACACGCAAAGAAGCATTGCGTTTGACCAAAAAAGTCAGACCTAATCTTCCAATTCCAGAACTTGAGATCGAGGACTACACCGATAAAAAGGTGACTGCTGCCGAGGAACGGGTTATGCAATTAGAAGCTAAACTGCGTGAAAAAGAAGCTGTAGATGAACTCGAAAAGCGTAGAGCAAAACTAAAATCAAAAGGTTTGGCTCAAAGTGATGAGGACATTGCAGAAATTGAAAAACTCATGTTGGAGCAGGGAATGACCAATCACGAAACAGCAGCACAGTATTGGGATTGGATGAAGCAAGCAGCTACTCCTGCAGGCAATAACAGCATGGGATACAACCCAAGTGCAATGAGCAAGTTTGACCTATCAAAATACTGGAAAAACCCAACTCAAGGTGCAAGGAATGAAGCAGCACAAGCTCTGATGGATTTGCGTAAAAATAGCAGACCTATCGGTATTTAAACAGCAGTAAATGGGGATATTTACTTTTAATGGAGAATTATTATGCCAATAGGTGGCGGAATAGTTCCAGCAACGGGTTCATCGCAATACAATGAGTTAACTTATGTAACTCGTAGAGCATTTATTCCCAAGCTGGTCGTACAGATTTACAACAGCACACCATTGATGGCTGCTTTGATTGCTAACAGTCAACAGGCTTCAGGCGGTGTATCCCAAGTAACCGTACCAGTTCAAGGCGCACAGTTTGTTAACGCTCAATGGTCTGACTACTCTGGTTCTTTCAACCAGCCTTCAGTCCAGCAGGGTGCGTATAACGCTGAGTTCAACCTTAAGCTGATGATTTCACCAGTACCTTTCCTAGGTATGGAAGGTGCAGTTCAGCAAGACGCTGCAATCATTCCATTGATTGAAGCCCGTATGAACGATGCGACAAACGTGATGATGGATGCAATGGCTACAGCCTTGTACACCAACGTCTCTAA